AGCCCCTCATTTATGATAAAGAAAAATATGGGCCCGCCGAATTAACGGGCCCAATTTATTTTAGAACGGAAGGTCATCGTCATCAACCGTTATTGATGCTGCGAATGATTCCTTCTTCTCCTCTACTTTTGGAGTAACGGGAGCGGCTTCAACGGACTTCGCAAGATTCTTCATCTCCTCGGAAGCGTCCTTTGCTTCCTGTTCAGCTTCAGTCTTCTGAATTCCGTGAACATTCTCATATTCCTCTTTGTCAACCCATATGTTATTCTCCTTGTCGAACCAAGGAATCCTCATCTCTGAAACGAGTTTGAGATATTCATACGGCTTGCAGGTAAATACATCCTGCCACTTCTTCTCATCGTAAATCCACTTCTTCATCTGTTCCTCATCGGTGGAAAGCGGACTGCGGTCGCTGTCATCAACAATCTGAGGGGCTGATGTGCCCTGTGCTGCGGTGATGGTTATGTTAAGGTCGCGGCCATTATAAATATCAAGGATATTTTCGGTCTGCCCCTTCTTTTCAGCATTCGCCTTCCTCAACTGATAAAGTTTGATAATCTGATTGTACGGGTCGGCCTTGTCGTTTCTGATTTTGAATTTCCAGAACTTCACGCCCTCGTCCTCCTTGCCTCGTTCGATACAGCGAACGATAACAGCCTCCCTTGCAAGATTGTCAAGCGAGATGTCCTGCCATTCCTTCTTCTGAACAGGGTCGGTGCATTTCAGTGACTCATTGTAAGCACTCTTGTTGATTTCACAGAAAGGACACTTGTTTCCGAACTTCTCGTGGTCGATGTCAGCAGTCTTTGAAAGACAGATGTAATCCTTGAACGGCTTCTGCCCCTGCTTTACAAGTTCCTTCGGTACTTTTACATTGTGAACATGAACCTTCACGAAAGGACTTCCGGTCTTAAGGTCCATAGGAAGAAGACGGATAGTGATTGTCTTCTCGGTCTCACCCTCATCAAGACGAACATTCAGATAGTTCTTGAGGTTGAAATTGCCGTTTCTCTGCGGCTTTGACTCATTTCCATCGAGAATCAATGATTCAGGATTAATGTTAGGTAGTTCAATTAAATTGCCCATAATAAATTAAAGTTTTGTTAAAAATTATTAAAACGTAAAAATGTCTTTATATGAATATACAAAATTCACTCGAATAAACCAAATTTTAGAAACAAAACCCGCCACTTTGATTGCTCAGGGAATGGCGGGGCTTAAGTTCCTTTTTCTTAGTAACCCAAAATGTCGTGAAGTCCAAGTTTTCCGTCGAACTCCTTGGCGATTGAGTTGTAGTCGGTGAAATTATCGATGTCTCCCTTGGTAATCTTGTACTGAGGGTCATCTGCACCGTTGTTGTCATCAGCATCGCTATAGTTCTCAGGAGCATAATTATTCATATACTCGTTCGGAGTCATACCATATGGCGCTGATTTCGTTGAACGCATTGACATTCTCTGCAGTGGGGTAGGATTTCTCTTCTCAAATTCACTTTCGAGTTTTCCAAGGTACTCATTCGTGTGGGTGTCAATGTCTGATATTCTCTTTTCAAGATTATCAAGCGATGACATCAGCCTCTCGAACTTTCCTGAAAGAGCATCGACTTTCTTTTCGGTCTCTTCCTGTGAATCCGTAAGGTCATCTACATCGATTACCTCGTCATCTCCGCCCATAGCGTTAGGGTCCCCACCCATTGAAGGGTCTCCCATTGCGTTAGGGTCACCTCCCATTGTCGGGTCCATTCCGCCTTGTGCATTAGGGTCTCCGCCCATTCCGTCCATAGGTGCACCTTGTTCTACGCCCTGTGGTTGGAATCCCTCAGGTGGCGTTGCTTCGCCGCCTGCCGCATTAGGGTCTCCGCCCATGGCATTCGGGTCTCCACCCATTGCATTAGGGTCGCCCCCCATGTCGCCACCCATTCCTGGGTCGCCTCCCATCGAGGGGTCGGCGCCGCCCATGGAAGGGTCTCCGCCCTGCATCATATCGTCTTCTCCCTCTTCGGATACATCGAATGCACCCGCAGGGCTCGTATACTCAAGAATGCAGCGTTTGAATTTCTTGATGTATTCCTTCTTGTCCATAGCCAATTAGTCGTTTAGAACCTGACGATTATCCTCGGTTAGAATTATTTTTGAAGACTCTGTTCTTTCGATAAGTCCACGGTCCTTCTTAACAACCTTAACCTCCTGAGGCATGTAGTCGTTCAAAACGGTCTCTGCTGCCATTATTTGTTCATCCGCCTTCATAGTCTTGGATTTTTTTGTTTTCTTATTAGTTGCCTTCTTTGGCTTTTCTGAAACTGCCGGCTTCTCTTCAACAACCGTCTCTTCCTTCTTTGCAACAGGTGCCGAAACAGGAAGACGATAGTTTCTGCTTACCATATAAGACTTATTTATAAACCTTAGTTTCATTTTATGTATTTTTTTTTTT